TAAAGGCAGGTTGTCAACAACTCTGTCTTTCATTGTAGGTATGTAATCTATTCCAGAGGCTTGTTCTGTTGAAACTGCTCCGTACATTTTATTTAAAGTATCTTGTAATGCCATAATCTTAACTTATTGTTACCGTTGCTATACCTAAACTCATTGTAGCAGATATTCCACTAGGATAAGTTTGGTGTTCATACAAGTTTCTAAAGTTAGTACCATCGAAAGCTTGATGAACATTCGTTGTAGAGTTAAATATAATCGAGCCTGTAGCGAATTGCAATTCAGATACGTCAGTATTTGTATAATGTCTAACTGAATCTGGATCAAATGCAGACAGATTTATCTCTAAAACTCTTATTAATCTATTAAAAGTGATTGCATCTACCGAGTCACCTGTAGCCAAAGGCAACCTGGTTTCTAACAACTTACCCATTATCTACGTCCGGATGAAGTTACTTCTAACCTAGTTGAACCCAATCTCCATTTATAATTTTTTCTATCACCCTCAGTGTTATCATCATCCGACTCAAACCTAAAAACAATTTGTCTGCTGCGAGATCTAACGCTGCCAAAAGTGGAGGTAGCTGTAAGTTGTGTAGTCGAGTTGGTAGTTAAAGACTCACCATTGTAATCTCTGCTTTTTAAAACAAAATTAATTGCTGGTGTTTGCGAAGTATCAGCTGTAGATACAAATTTAATGTCTGGGATTACTTGTTTTACAAAAACAAAATTTTCACCATCAGCAACATCTAAATCTGCTGACTCAACAAATACACCATCCATAGAGGATTCATCATCATTAAAACCAGTTTCATGGTTGTATAAAAAATGGCTTGATGCAACTGAATTTGTGGCTAATGGTTTATCTTCAATACCAGTATCCAACCATGCATATCTAATTAGTGATCCAATGCTCCATGATTTTTCTTCATAGTTGTAAATAACATATCGTGAAATTTCACCAGTGCCGTCTTCAATAGAAGGATAAAAATACCATACTTCTGAAAATGCACTGTTTAATGATACGTGACATTTAAAAGCTTGGTCTAAATCAAGATCTGAAAATACATAATCTTGAACTGAACATGGTAATTTTTGTACTGAGCCGTTATATGTGTAAAAAGCGTTTTTACTCATAAAGTAAACACCAGCTGGCGCATTGACTGCTGCTTTAGGGCCTACAAGACCAGCGCCTTCATTTATAAGGTTTAATGCAAAAGTTAATGGAGGTCCAATAAACTGCATACTGTAAAGAGATGTATCAGTCCATATCAAAATTTCTTGTCTTGATTTAAGGCCGCCAATAATTAAAGAACCACTTGATAACCTAATATCACCAGCTGTATTGGTTGACAAGGATTCAAACTCTAATTCATTTTCTTGGTCACTAAAAGCAACAAGCATGGGATCAGATGAACCAGTCCTTGAACCGCTTGAAATAGGATCAGCTCCCAATACTATCAAATGCCTATCGGTTTCAGATGTAATAACCTGTAATCCGATTGTAGGTACTAAGTTAGCTCCACTAATTCCAGATAATTCTAATGCTCGCACACTTAAACCATTGTTTTCTTTCCAACGATAAATACCGCCACCTCTAGGATTTATTATTAGATCTTCACCATAATTATCATGTGTCCATAATCTAAGTTGTCCAGAAGCACTAATAGCGCTAGAAGATCCAAAAGTACCAGCACCCCATGTGTTAGCACCCCAACCGGTAGATTTTACATAAGTATCTAGGCCAACATTAATTTGGTAAGCTCCATCTACCCCGGCTCCACCATTACCACTGTCACTGCCATTAGCGGTTGCGCTTGCTGTAAAGGTATATGTGTTAGCTGTAGGTATGGCTGTCACTGTTTGTTCTTGGTTTAACACAGCAGCAGTTATTAAGCCGCCTAATGATACAGCACCACTAATGGTTACAAAATCACCAACTACACAGCCATGGCTTGAATCCGTTGCAGTAATAATTGCAGATCCATTGGTAGCTGCAAATGTAATACCGTTTGTAGTAGTAGCTCTTATGGGCGTTACATCGTTAAAGATACCACCAGATTCAATGTAATATTTATTTGTAGTGCCTAAACCGAGAAAACGTGAGCTGCCTAAAGATATCCAACTATGCAGAGCTCTAGCTGAACCAAGATAAGAATTTGATGATGCTTTTTCCCAACCGCCTATTTTTTCTACGCGGCCCTTTCTAAAACGAATTTTGTCACCATCAACCCAACCGCCTTCGTTTGAGTAATCAGTCTCTTCTTTATTTATTCCGGGTTTAAATTCAAATTTTGTTATTGGCATATCTAAATTTTACCATAACTATAAATTATTTAAGCTAGTCTAATGATAGCGCCTGTAGCTGTTGGACTTGGAAAAACAATAGTAAAATCACCAGCTGTACTTGTTTTATCGCCTCCAAAATCTATAGCAGCTATCGCTTTACCAGAATTTGTTGAGTTGTATATTAAACAACCCCTAGCAGTCACAGTTGCGGTACTAAAAGTAAAATCTGCAAAGTCACAAATAGCTGTCGTTCCAGATGTTGATGGAGTTACATTTGTAAGAGATCCGCCAGCAGCTGTATAATTTGTACCGGTAACTTCATTAGTTGTTGCGTACGCTGTGGTACCTGCTCCTAATGTAGCTGAAGATGTATATAGTGCTAACTTAATTGTGTCTGCACCTTGTGTTAGATTGTGTCCCTCAACAAGTATTTGTTGTTTAAAACTTGTTGCTATTGCCGAAGTAATTGCCATTTCTTAAAGCTCCTTAATAATCTTAGCCATATCATCATGGCCTTGTTGCCTTAATAAATTCACATACGTCACATTTTTAGAATTTATTGCGTTCTTTATACTATGTAAGATTACAGTATAAACTTGATTTTGGAAAGCCAAAGCTTGTTGTTTAATATGTTCTGGTGCTTCTAAGGAAACTTCACATATTTTAGTAGTAGCTTGTGCTGCCCAAAATTCTGGATCATGGCCTTTATTATTAGTTACATGGACACCAACTTGTCCTAATTTTATAAAACTATCGGTCATCCTTTGTACGGCTCTGGTGGTGCTAGATCTTCATTAATCTTTAGTCCTTCTTTGGCTAACTTCTCATTAATTTCTTCATAGTTACCAATAATCCATTTACCTTTATTTGGTATAGCTACTAATGGTTTCTCTAATCTGTGATAACCATAAAGTCTTTCTGGAGCTGGTACATTACAATCTAATATAGTAGATCTATTACTTATACCAACAATAACATCGTTTTCCATGAGTTTAGAGATCCAAAACTCAACACAAGCTCTACCAGCTTCTGCCAAGTGCATATTTTCTTTGTAAGAAAAATCAATACCAAAAAGATCTACTTGCGCTACTTTGTTATACATTGCAAAAGCTAATGTATATGCAACTGTGTTATTAAAATAAGCACAGCTTGTAGCATTACAAACTTCCTGCAAAGGATATAAAACAGCTTTAGGCACTCTTTTATCTAGTTCACATGTGTAAACCGGGTATTTACCTTCTGTTAATACTCTGGTCATTACACTTGTTTGTCTGCCTGCGTCATTACTATCAAAAAACCTGCTTGCAGGATCCATCATAAATAATCTGTCACAACCATAAGTACCAGCAGCAGAATTAATACACCAGGTTTCGTCCCAGGTTCTGCCATTTTGTAAACCAATAGCGTAGTCTACTTGTGATAAGCCAAGACCAATGATGGCTACTTTCTTGCCCTCTAGGGATTTTATTGGTTTCATTAAGATACGCCAGTGCGCAACTGATCGTATCTGTATTCGTCACGTGTACCGCGACCTTCGGATATTGTCTTCATTCTAGCAACCGCCTCCTTGAATCTAGCCTCAAATTGGCCAATGACATCGGGTGGTTCTTTCAAAAAGACCGCACCTTCAACTAACGTGCCGTACAACAATGCGTCTGGATAATCCGTAGACAAAAATGTTGTACCGCTGTCACTACCACTTGTTAATGAAGCTGGTTTATATAAATAATGCAATTCTACCGTATAACCCGAATCGGGTATAGGTGACACTTCAAAAGAAGTATCGTCAAATAATGAATAATATTTTGGCTGGCTTGTAGATGTGCCAGGTGAATATTCTTTCATAAATGATGGGTGTTTAAAATCTAAATAGTCATAGGTACTATCGCTAACGACAGCTAAACTAAATGGAGCATAAAAATCTGTTGGTGTGGCTAAAAATCTATTGGATGCTGTAAGTGTGCCTTGCACGTTTTTTCTTTGGTTCGGCAACTGTGCATTGTTAAAAATTCTATTTTCAGCTTCTTTTATAAAATTAGGCAGCTGATTTGTAAAAGTAGTTTCTGATACTTGCAAATAATCTTGTACTGCTGTTTTTAATGTTGCTAATGTAAAACTCATGTTATTGTTACCGTTATGGATCCCACACTTGCTGTTAATCCAAATGTTGTGAGTTGTGATCCTAATTTACCACTATCTATATTACTATAAACTACAAAGAAATTGTTATCATCACTTGTATCTGGTCTAGCATCTTTAATAGCTTGTGGATCTACTGGAACTGATTTTGGATCTAATTGTGGATGTTTTGGACTCCATTGATCCGCACCAACTAATAAACCATCCCAAGTTTTTTTCATGTCGCGCAAATTATAACGAAAACCTGTAATGTCGCAGATGCCATAAGCATTTTTGTTAGATGCAAAAGCCATTATGCGCTGTTATAACCCCTCAAATTCGGTGCAATTCTAAAAGATGCCCTGTCTTCATCTGCGTCCATAGCTCTATTAAATTCTTCATCGTAAATTGCTTTTAACTGCCCTGTTAATTGTGGTGCTTTTTTCATTGATATGTAGTACGCCAAGCCAGCTGTAAGACATGGGTAAAACCTAAAAGGTACTTCCATGGTGTTTGTAGCAGAATCTGCATCATCTATTCTTGTTAAAACATTCATGTGCACTGTATATTTACCAGAAACATCTGGAGCAGGCCAAACACTTATAGTTGGACTAATTTGTTTATCTATAAAAAATTGATTTGGTCTACCTGTGCTAGATTTAGTTACTATGTTTGAATATTCAGCTCTACTTAACCTTGTCATTGAGATATCTGTAGTCTCGGTGCTAGAAGTTTCTCTTATAAAAACATCTAAAACATCTATCGGAGCAGTGCTATTTACCGTATCAATATTGTATGTTGCTGTAGGAGTAACCATGTCAACTGTTTTTTTAGCTATAGTCCATTGATTTAAACCTCTGTTGGCCCATTCAGCAAGCATAATATTAAGACTTCTGTTTGCTGTCTTTAGATCATACCCGGTTCTGAGTTCTAAACCGCAACGCTCAAAAGCTTCTTCAATGTATTCAGCTACATCTGGCTCAAAATTTTTACTGTTACTTGTTGCCATTATTTTTTCCTTTTGCTAACTACCTTTTTTTTGACGTTTTTTGACTTTACTCCAGTGTATTTCTTTTGATCTTGTTTTATTTTTTCTAATTTTTTAGCTTGAGCAGCGTGTAACTTGCTTGCTTTTTTTAGGCCTTTAATAACTTCGTTTAAATCTTTTGTATAGTGCATATCAATCTTCGTATAAATTGTTAAATGTGATTGATGGATCTAAATAACTTTCATGTGCCTCTGCTGAATGTTTATACTGGGACGGTTTAAAATCTGGTGGACCGTCACCTGTAACCCAAAGAGCAGGACTTGTTGCTCTTACTCTGTTATTCGGTAAAGCAATAATATTACCTTTCCATTCACAATCTTCTGTTATATATAATACATGAGATTGTTTGTGTTGTGCAGGATCATCTGCAATGTGTGAATTTGTATAGTCTACAGTAAATAAATATTTGGCCGTATAAAACTCAGATCCTATTTTTGCCAGCCAGGGTGAAGAGCTAACTCTATCCATGACAATTACAGAATGATCTCTAGCTTCACAGTCCCAAGGTTGCGCTAAATGATCTTCCATAGGCTCTGGGAAGTCTTCTAAAGGAATATCTGCTACAAGAGCTTGTATTGGCATCCTTGCCCACATAGCTCCACCGTGTATGTTGCCTTCATCCCAGTCTTCACAATTATCTTCGCAACCAGTAAATACTACCTGGAAGCTTAATGATCTATCTGGGATAGTGTTTACAGCTATAGCTAAAGCATGCAGATATTCGCCATGATATTTCTCATGGTTACATGTAAACTCTCGTCTTATCCAGCATTTGAAATGAGGTATATTACTTATTAAATGTGTCACGATATTTAAACCTCCTATTTAGATTGTATATTCACCGCCTCTAGTGGCTGCGCCCATACCTCTTGCTACGCCTTTAGATTTTTTCATAATGCTTCCACCTTTGGACTTCTTCATAATGCTACCACCTTTGGATTTTTTCATTATGTTGCCGCCTTTAGACTTCTTCATTATGTTTCCGCCTTTAGATTTTTTCATAATGCTTCCACCTTTGGACTTCTTCATCATGCTTGCACCTTTAGATTTTTTCATTTTGACTCCTATCGTCTACCATATAAACCAGAGTTACCTGGATTGTTTTTATTAATAATACCACCATTGGCCGCAAATGTTTTAACATTTGTAGGTTTGCCGCCTACGCCTTGTTTTTTTGCTCTTTTTCTTGTTACTGCGGATTTAATTTGTGACTTGCTCATGCTAGCTGCTTTTGCAGCCGGTACACATTTTGGATACTTTCTTTTAGCGTCTGCTTTTTGTTTGGATCTACCACATTTCTTAAATCCACCGCCTTTTTTTTTAGAGCCTATATCAACCCAATCTTCTTTAAACCACGTAGTCAAACTCATTACTAACTACCTGGGACTTTTGTTTTTTTGCGTTTATCTTCCATCATAGCGCCACAGCCTCTGCCTTGTACCATTACAGGGCCGCCAAACTTTAATTTTATGGCTCCGCCCATAGCTGCTTTCTTTGCGCCTTTATAGCCACCACCTCTTTTCTTATAAGTTTTTACTAACCAAGCATTTGCATAAGCGCTTGGGTAGACATCAAACTTACGTTTTGCTTCTGATTTTACGCTTGAATATAAACTAGGGTTGGTTACGTTACTGGGTGTTTTAGATTTTGCCATTAGCACTTCCACCTTCTTCTTGCTTGCCTAATTCTTGAATTAGGATCATTTTTTGTTTTAGCAGAGCTTTTCTTTAGTTGTCCTAAAGATCTAGCGCAATAAGACTTTCTTCTTTTTGCAGCTGTGCTACCTTTTTTAACCTTGCCTGTAACCGCAGTTTTTAACTTAGATCCGGGGTTTTTGCGTTTATACGCAGCAACACCCTTTTTAGTCATACCCGCTCCACTTTTAGTAGAGCGGTAATTCTC